CGTACCCGTACGGCACAGTTAGTTTACTACGTTGGTAATCCTTATACACAATTGCTCGGCGCTTTAGTGCAGAAATAGTGTAGTAATTGTTGTTTACTTGGCTAGGGATAATGGTGAAGTAAGGATTATTTTGGTTATAACCGTTTACTGTGTACCCGTTTTCTGTGCGTTGGATTGTTACTGCACTATACACAGCCTTGCGAATTGGTGTAGATTGGTTTAGCTGGATACTAAAGTTTTCACTAGGGATAACAATACTATTATTAGTATTTGTAGGGCTACCTTGCTCTGCAAGAACTTGAATAAACTTCTTGTCTGTATATCCGCCAACTTTGTATCCAAGTTGGATATCAACGCTATTCAAATAAGTTTGGATCTTTGTAACTGGCTCTATGCCCAAGTTCAGTACATAATCACGAATCCAGTTTAAATAACCAGCTGATCGAATTACTGTGCCGCTGGTGCTGTCACCGTTAATTACAACCGTAGTAGGCGTGATGCGCTGGTGTGTATTGCTATTAACCAATTGATCAATGGTTGTATCGCGATAGTAGCGGTCAATGTTTATCAAGCTACCAAAGTAATAGCCCGGCTTGCTCAATGCTAGTGCGTATTGAATTGCAAACGGGAAGTTACTGCTGGTTCTCCATGCAAATTCTGTAGCACCTTGGTCGCCTACAGAATAACTTGTATTTGCTTTTAGGCTATCAAAAGATGCAGTGGCCCACTGCTCAGGGCTCAACAGATCTCCGTATGCATCAATTGGGATAACTTTACTTAGGCCAGGACGTGCAAAACGGGTATCAATTCCAGCACGAGTGCCGGCATGGATATATCCTGCTTCTAGATCGTCCCATAGTAATGTGTTGCTACCAGTATATGGTGCAGCACCGTAACGAGCTTCCCACCAATTTGGCTTTTTACCAAAGCCTAACATTTCCCATGGGTGTGTATTAGGACGGTATGTGTCAAAGAAGTAGTTAAAGATAGCACGCCATGTACCTGGCAGCATATCACCAGTTAGGCGGTCTTTGAACTTCTTGTAATTCCAAGTCCAAGGGTCGTTTGCGCTAAAGTATTTGTTTGTGCTATAGTCAACTTTATTGTCGCCTACCCAGCGCAGGAATCTGTTGCCTAGAATTTGATTAAATTCTGACAAGCTATAATCTGTATCGCGGAACTTACCCGGTAAGTGATCGTATAAGTCAAAGATATGTGTTTCGTAGTCAATCTTGATGTTGTTATAGATACGCTTTTCAAGTTCTAATAACAGGTCATCACGGATGTCATTGAAGACAGGAGTGATACTGCCATCATGACCTTGGATAACTTCAACTGGTGTTAAGTAGCTGTCGTCAAGGAAACGTTGAGGAATAAACTTTGGGTATAAGCCTAGCTTACTTGGGGTTTCGGGAACAAAGCTACCGTCGGTGTCGTGGTACTCGTGGATAACAATACTGTCACCTGCTACTAGAGCAATGCTGCTGTCAATAATAGCACTACGGTCTTGCGGGAAGGTAAATCCTGTTCCGTTTACAAGTTGTACGCCATTCAAATACACCAACACACTTGTGTTGCTCAATGCCGTATCATTGAATACTTCTGTAATTTCGTATTGCTTCTGGAACGGATTAATAACACTATAGCTAATAACGTTACGGTTATCGCCGTAAGGTACCATATCACTGTAGTACCAAGGGAATGTCTTGTTCTTGATAGTGTTAATGCTCTTTAGGATCTGATCAACCATTCCGGAGATATCGGTATGATCAATATCGTTTAGCTTAGTTGCTAGTTCCAAGAACTTGTTCTTAAAGCGTGTGTACTCGCGACTCGCTAAGTCCAATCCGTTTGCAAAGTTTAGAGTCTTATCAGTTAAAAAGATATTGCTGTACATTGCAGGAGCAGCTTGTTGGACAATGCTGCCGCCGTTGCTCTTGTAAACAATGTCACGCAAGCCGTTGAAGGTTTCTCCTGCGTCAACTGCAAGGGTTGTGTTTTGCTCAATGGTCTTAATATGATTACGAATCTGCCCCAGGGTAAGTGATGCAAAGTTAGCATTCTTGGTGTTAAAGTCAAGGCTGTTTGGAATTTCGTAGTAACCAATTTTGCTTGTAGCACTAGAATTGTAAATTAAAATGTCAACTTTGTCGCCAACTGACAACAATGTATAGTTAACACGGATTACTTGTCTGACGCCAACTGATGTATATTCGTAGTCGGTGCTTTTCAACAGAACGTTGTTAACAAAAACTTTTGTGTACGGAACTTTGCTAGTAGCCGATTCTGTAATATCAATTGGGAAGTAATTAGATTCGCCAGTGTACGAGTATGAAAATACTTGATATTGTTTAGTCTGCTCTGTGTTCTTAGTCCAGATGTTTCTGTTTTTATAGCTTGTTAAGCTTTCGTTTTGACGTAAGAAATTCTGATTAACCGGCACCGTAACAGTACTTGGCCCAGAAGCGTATGTAATAGATTCAGTGTCGTAGTTATTAACAAATTGAATATCGCCGATACTGTTAAAGTTTCTATAACTTAACGGGAATCCCAATACTTTATCGTTCGCCCCGGTTCCGGTGCCATAAGAGAAAATAGGAGTACCAGCAAAGCTAGTAACCGGGAAGTAAGTGGTATTGCCTAGACTGTAACCACTTTCGTCAATGACGTCAAACAATGGGTTCTGATTAACTCCAGACTTTAATTGCCCTGCTTTCCAAGCTGTTCCGTTGTACCAGAAGTTTAAGCCTGCATTTGCACCTTTAGTAACGTTAATGCCGTGGCCTTCTTCCACCGTAGCATCTTCTGCTAATTCAAGGTGCAGTACACGATCTGTTGTGCCGGCTGACCCAAAGTTACCTGTGATGTCGACTACACGTACAACATAGATACTGTTACGCACCGCTGGGTCAAAGTCGTCAGCAAATAAAACACGATAACCGTTTGCAAAGTCGACACCATTGATTGTAACATAATCGTTGTTGCCAATTACAGCGCCTTCAACATCGTTCATGGCATCTGTAATTACACTGCCGTTCACTAGCAAATCAACTGGCGCTTTAGCAACACGGCAGGTGTTGAATAATTGTATGTGCCCTTCAAATTCAATGATAGGGCGTTGAGCACGTAGGGTTTGATCCGGTAGTGCGACAGTATTGTTATATGCCGCAGCGGCATTAATTACGTCAATGTGGAACCAACGGTTGCTACGTGACCAGGCATTGGCGTCAATGCTGTCACGATTGATAGTAACATAGTCAGGAGTAGAAATACCACTAGCAGCATAAGCTTCGGTTGTTACTAGGTCGGATACTTTAACCAAGCGAATGCTCTTGCCCACGCCTTCAACATAGTATTCGTTGTTTTGGTATGCAGCCGGAACCACAGTTGAATCAAAACTAACTTTTAGTCCATTGGTAAATGTAACGCCGTTAGGACTTGGATATGCTGTTTTGCCAATGATGTCGTTTTCAACATCAATTGTATAGCCTTCGGCGTCAACAATTTGAATAACTCCGTATAGGCCTTCATTTGCACCGTCTTGGTAGTACAAGCGGTCTAGCGTACTAGTTACTACTGGAACTAGCTTATAAAATCCATCGCTGGCTAGATAAAATTCTGTCGTTGCGTAATCAACCCCGCTCTTGATATAAACACGTTCATTTGTATTGATTACTTGTTCTGGTACCAATACAACTAGATAGTCACCGTTCTCAACAGCGTGTAATTCGATTGTCCATACACCACGACGATCTTCAGTTGTTACTAGTTCCCCGGCATCGTAGTATTTTTCGTCAAAGCCTTCGTCAAACTTGTCAAATACACCAGGTGTTTCCCAGAATGTGTCATCCTGGTCGTTGTTAATGAACACCAGTGTCTTTTTGTTTAGGTCTGTAATAACACTGTCAAATGCACCTGCATGATTTGCTAATAACACGCTCAACATTTGATTTTGAATTGTGTTATAGCTCATCGGTGTTGCTACATCCACTGCGGCAACTTGAGGCATCTTGCTAAATGCGTCCTGCGCATCTTTCTTAGGAATAGTGAATGTAATTTGACCAACGCTTGCGCCGTTGTTTTGCACCCCGTATACATTACGTGTGCTAACTTTTGACTGAGCAGCTCGTGTTCCGCTTAGGCCGGGTTCACTTTGAATCCAGAACTTGTTACCGGTTTGACTTAGGTTGAACTTGTATGTTCCACCGCGGGCAAGTGTTAGCACTGGATTTGCTCCTGTACCTTTACCAGAGAAGTTGTACCCATCGGCAGCTAAGTTACGAGTAACAGTAAAAGTTTCTTCCGAGTCAACTGTACTTGCATATACATCAACTGCCATTGGGCCATCAGGTAACCAATAGTAATCGTTGTAGTTGCCAAACTTATCAAAGTCAAACAATCCGTCGAATGTGTAGCTTTCGTTTGCAAACAAGCGGCTGTGGTTCTTTGTGTTGCCACCAAGAATACCAATTTGCTGAATCAAGTCAATGTATGTGCTAAACAAGTCAACTGTACCAACTTGTTTATTTTGCACAACAACCGTTGGCTCAAGTTGATAGTTTTGTCGGGCAGCAGTTGGCTCTGTTACGTAGTTGTCAGACGTCTTATATGTTGGCGCAAACTTACGCCCGATATAGCCGTTAACTCGTTGTAGATTCGCTTCTGTTACCAGTTGATCTAATGTTGCACCCAGGAACTTCTTGTTTGCATCTGTTTGAAAGATCGAAGGTAAAAACTTAATTGTGTTTGTTGCGGCCATTTATTAGATTCCGAGTTGTGCGCTGGTTGCTGTTTGGTTTAAGTGATTTGCTGTAATAGATGTAATCACCTGTACATTATTTACTGTCGCAGCAGAAGTGATGATTTCATTAGGATCACAATTAACTTGGTACATGGCACCAAATTGGATTCGTGGATCAGACGGGACAATAATAATACTTGCCACCATTGGTGTTAACGCCTGGTGTAAGTATGCACTAAGTTCCGAGAAGAAGAATGCTTCTCCGAAGTCCCAATTGTTAATATCAAAGTATGTGTTGATTGCCGCAACAACTGCACTCTTGATTTCGCTTTCGCTGGTAACAATATTTGGGTTAGGTACTACTTTAAATTGTGCTCGCAAACTTGCATCTGCTTTGTCGCCGAACAAAGGTTTAAACTTAGCAGGGTTATAAACGATTGTATCGCTTAGAGCCTTATAGTTGCTTAGTGTGCTGTACGCACTAGATAATTCTTCGTTAGTAGGTGCCGATGGTTCTGCCACTTTACCACTAGTATCTTGCACCCATTTGGCGTAGCCAGATGAGTAATCTTTGGTAAGGATATACAAGTCCATAATGTTATTAGGACTTGGGTCAATGCGACGATTGTTTGGACTCACGTGCTGGTATTGGAAGCTTAACTTCTGGCGGCCGCTGTAGGCAAAGTAACTAGTCAGTGCGCTACTAATAACAGTAGGGTTGGTACTTACTAAACTGTAGAATTTATTTTCGGCGCTGGCATAGAACAACTGGCCCGGTACATACGCATCACCGTGCAATTTAATATCACCTAAAGTAACGTAGTCTGTCACAACCGTTATTAGGTCTACCGGTTCTAATGTAGTAAACGAATTGTTATTGTTGTCTGTGACCTGTTTAAAGAATACTAATTTTTTATTGGCATTTACTGTTGGGTTTACTACTGTGTCAAACAAATCCGGATCATCAGGTACGCCATCGTTATTGCTGTCAGGGAATGTGATTAGTACCCTTGTAGGATCACGGTAACCATCAGTGCTTACAATGTTTTCATAGATTTGCCAATCGATATCTTGCCCAATCGGCGTCAACGAGTCAGGACCTTGATTAATTTTTAAAACTGTAATCTTATCGTTTAGTGTTCGAGCTAACTTACTATCATATACTTTAATATTGGTATCATAATAGAAAGTTGTTTCGGCTACTGATTCAAAGATATAGTTCAACCCGCGGTATGCAACTGTATATACATCGTTGTTGTAGGTTACTTTGATTAGCCAGCTAGCATCCAATGCACGGCCAGTTGCGTCTCCAGCATTATCAAGGCTAAAGTCGCTAGCACTGTTAATGTTTGTGGCAGTAACAAATCTCCATGTTTGTGTTAACAAATCGTAACGCATTGCAAATGTTGAATACGAGCGAATCAATGAAGATAAACGCACTGGAGTTACTTCGTCGGATAGTAAAGTTGTTTTGCTGTCAGACGCAAAATCGGTTGCCTGCATAGGAATAACTTTGCTTGCAATAGCCCCATTGGGAATGTGTTGATTAATTGTGACTGTACGAGCCGTGGTGTTAATTGCCATTACCGCAGCGTAGATATAATTCTTTTCACCTTGGTACTGTGCAGTTCCTGCTTTTAATGTATTTTGTGCAGAGAAAAAGTATCCAGATGGTGCAGTAAACTTAATCATTGCTCCAACGTCAATTAAGTTACGGTGTGTAGCAGCACTTGCTAGACCTTTACCAATACTTAAATTAGTACCTGATGAATCTACTAGGTTACCTGTGCCAGCATTTGTAATGTTGGTTAGACTGCTCCATGTTGCTAGCCCTGTGCTGTTATCGGTTACGTCATATCTAGGAGTTGTGTTGTAACGGAAGTGAGTTAGCTTTTGTAAGCCCAGGATTGGGCGGATGCTGTCGTAAACAACTTCGTTTACGTCACCAACTGTTTCAAATGTAAATGTAAATTGGTCGCCTGCATTTGTGTCGCGATACAGATAGCCGTCGTCACAGAAGATGTTGGTGCTAGAGTACTTGCCTGTTACGTCTAGAACGTCAAGGAAACGACTAACACCAGAACTGGTACGGTTTACTGCTTTTACTTTAATAACAGTATTAAACAAACTAAACGGCAGGATGTTATAATCCTCGCCGGTGATCATACGATTTTGTGTGTAGTACTGCTGAGGAGCATTTGCACGAATATCGGCCAATGACTCCGCCGAGCCACTGTTGGTAACTGTGTAGTGCAGGCTAGCCGTAATGGTCATTGTTTCTACACGACCTGTGCGGCTAACGTACGAAATTGGAATATTAACTTTGCTGATTTCGTTAGGAGTAATCTTGTAGTTTAGTCCGTTGCTTTGACGGAAGTAAAACGTAAAGTTACCCTGTGGGACGTTTGCAAAAACACCATCACCAAATATCAAGTCGACTTGATCGTTGGCACGAGTATTAACTTGGTAAATGTAGCGGTCTGCTGTTTGGCTGTAAGCAACGTTTGTACCTGCAACCGCTGCTACTTTAGACCATGCCTGGTTAGCAACGCCGGCGCTACTCACACCGTACAACCAAGTATCTGAATTGTTGATGCTGCTGAAATTAACCGGCACAGTGCGATTAGGAATTGAGTCAGGTACTGTAAATTCGTACTTGTTCAACGAGCCTTGTTTAAAGAACACAAAGAAACCAGTGTTATTACTGCTGTTACCTAAGTTATCGTTGCGGTATAGAATGTTAAAAATACTGCGAGGCGTTGGGCCTGGCTCATAGATGTAATCTTCACCTGTTGTGCTGGCGCTAACTGCTTCAAACGCCATTGTACGGTTTTCAACTGTTGCGCTAAAGCCGTAAGTAGGAACTTGCTTAGGAATAATGCTAAGGCTATATGTATCTGTTTGAATGTTATTGATAGTGGCAGTGCTACCTGGCTTACCCACTACTTGGCTGTTTACTAGGCCAGCATTTAAAATAGCTGCCATTTGCTCGTACCAGTTTTCATTACCAATGTCGTTCCAATTGATAATCAAGTTTGTTAAGTCTGTGCCGTCACTGTCAAATACTTGCTCAGTAGTCGAAACACTGTCAATCTTTAGCAGACCTTGTGCAGCTACGTTACGCTTCGGGCTGTAACCAACCAAGCGGCTTAATTTAAACACGCTGTCTTGGCGTTGTGCTGTGTCAATAAAGTTTTCACGAGCATTTAAGTCTGCACGGAAAGCAAGACTTTGCCCCATAAATGCAATAAGGTCGATCAGCGCAATGTATTCACTACTGTCAGTGAAGTCGTTAAAATCTTCAGGGTAGTTTGTACGCAAGTAATCAATCATTGTCTTGCGCAGGGTTTCAAAATCGTAGCTGGTGAAGTCTGCCGATTGGAAAGTCTGATAAATCTTAGTCCAATCCTGCTGGACTAATAGATTGGTTTGACGAGTAGTTAGAGCCATAGATATACCTTGTTTTAGTATTTATGCAATACAAAAACGGCTATTATTAAGCGTAGGTAAGTTTCTGACTTTCTTTGTTGAAGTTCATTAGCAACAGATCGCTTTGATTATTGTTAATATAAGTTAGATCAATAATAATTTGCAGTCCGTGTTCTTGCTCGTTTACTGTAACATTGCTTACTGCAACTCGCGGATCATAGCTCAAAATAGTGTTAACATCTGCTACCAATGCCTGTTTAACATCATTAGTTAACGGCTCAAATAACAAACCCCAAATAATGGTACCAAAATCTGGGTTCATTAGCTTTTCGCCCTTGCGAATATTAAAGTGATTGATTAAGTCTTGCTTGATTAGAGCCGCGTCTGTAGCTCTAAACTTCTTAGACTGTCCAATTGTAGTAAATCCGCGATACATTGCCATATATGTATTTATTAAGCTTGCGCACCAGGTACAAAGCTTGCGAGTTGGATATGTACTTTATCTGGGGTGCTAAATGTGCCGCCCCATTTTAGTCCATACTTGGCCAAGTCAACAACACTAGCCATTTCAGCTGCTTGTGCGCCCATGTCCACTGCAACACCGGATCCATGTGAATTGACTTTTCCACCTTTGCTTAACGGTAATGCAGGAGTAGTAACACCACCAGCAGTCGGAACACCTGGGCCGCCTCCTGCTGCTACCCAAGTTGCATAGATACGCTCTTGCTCTTCAGGAGCACGGTATGCACTAGCCAAGTTAATCTTCTTGCCCGTTTTTTGCTTGTATTCTTGTCCTGCACGAAGGATGGCATTCTTAAATGACGTGCTTAACTTGTCAAAGTCTGCACGTCTACCAGTTGGAGAGCTGTAATTAAAGATGTCGTCTGGGTTAATTCCTGTGTCGGAATCTGCTGTTGCTGATTGATCTCCGCTGCCTCCACCTGCTGCACTACCTGCTACACTAAGTACGTCAATTGCGTAACGGCCTCTGTTGTACGAGTCAATTGGAGTTTGTTTGGCTGCATTTGTGCCAGTATTGTCTTCGCGCCAAGTCTTGGCTGCTAGTACCATAGCGTTCACATCACTGCCAAACAATTGTGTTTCTTCTTTAAAGAAGTATGCAACATATATCATACCAGCGGCTGCACAAATACTGTCTTTAAAGTCAATGCCACGGCTGTTAATTAATCGCTTGTACGAATCTTGAATAAACTCAGCCATACAAGAATCTTGTGCCCCAACAGACTTTAAGAAGTCCGCAGACGATTTTATACCTTCTTTGCCTGTCCAGGCATTGGCTTGGTTAATTGTATCTAGTTTGTACTTCTTCAAGTAGTCAGGCTTGATATATCCGTACTCAGCTAATAGGACAGCGTTTATACCGTAACGGCCCAGGGTAGATGTTGTCTTAAACTCTTGGGTAAAGTCGCTTTCAGCGTAAGCAATTTCAACCATCAATGCTTTAACTTGTGGCGTAGTTAGTCCAGGCTGATAATTTCCATCGTCTGGGTTGCCTCTACCTACTAATTCAAAGTCTGGTGTAGGTGCGTCGGCTTTCTTCATAAACTCTGCAGGAGCTTGTTTAGATACGCTTTGACCTGCGGCTGCTTTGATACCTCGGTCTGTGCTTGCATCGCCTGTTAGTACTGCATTACCCGATCCGTCTGTTAGATTCGATCCGCCTGCTTGTACTGCACCTTTACGGATAAACGCATACTGAGCCTTAAACGCTGCTTTTGTGCCTGCAGTTTTTCCGTGTGCATTGTTAGTGCCCACACCGTCATATCTGCCGCGGCCTAACTTTGGATCTTCGATACTTGCCCAAACACCAGCACACGCAGAACATGCGTTAATTAGTGCGGCCTCATCATCGGCACTAGAGCCCTTAAGGTATGCACCCATTGATCCATACACTGATAAGAATTCTACAAATATGCGGTCCTGTGTTGCGGCATCAAATTTACTAGATGTTGGAATACCCAATTTCTTACATGCCCCAATTAATGTGTCAGGAATACACTGATACCGACCAACTGCAAATAAGCGTTTTGTTGGGTCAGGCTGACTGCTTGCACGTTGAGATAAAATCTCATCAATGGTCATGTTAACTAGATCAATCTTTTCCCCACCAACTGTGCCAGTGTTCTTAGGCGGACTTGAACCGCGGTTAAATGCATTATAACTTGCACTACCAGATTCAAAGCCAGCAATGTAATCACCTAGCGGGCCTGCACCACCAGCACCACCTGCAGGCAATATTGGATTTGGTGCCACGTCTGTACAAACGTTTTGTACTGCGGAATTAAACACTGCAATGCCCGGAATAGGTGTAGTGTTGCGAGGCCAAGGTTCATGTGATGGTGCAGAAGTAACAATAGAGTCAAGAGTTCCTGCTACGCTTTCCCACAGGCCTGCGCCGTTTTTATTAGCGTCAGCGTGACTGTTAACTGACAGTTCGCCCGGGTCAGCAACTGCGGTAACAGCGCCATCGTTTAGTCGAATATAGTTACCAACTAATGTTAGCTCTGCACCTGCACTAACTCCTAGTTCTCCACCTGCGGTGACAGATAATTTACCAGACGAACCTAACCCAACGCTTGCGCTATACATTGTTAAATCGCTGCTTGCACGTAGCTTCATTGTGCTACTCTGCAACTGCATACCGCCTAGTGCTTTAATGTTTACACTACTGCCTTGGATATTAACACTAGCATCGCTGTGTAGGTTTAGTGTGCCTTGTGTGCGAAAGTTCATGCCTTGCTTGCTATAAACTTGTAACGCTCCGCTGTTACCAAATTCTATCCACACAGAACCTGCACTGTTTGAAATATACAGTACTTGTTCGCTGTCGTTCATTAAGATTTGGTGGCCGCCTGCTGTGCGCAATCTAATTAGCTTGTCTGTTCCTGTGCTGTCGCCGTCATCCATTACAAAAGTGTGGCCACCCTGGCGCACCTTAGGAGTAACGTCCGAGCCGCTTTCTCCAGGAAGTCCCGGAGTACTAATACCAAATACTCTACCAGGGGCATCGCGCATACTACTAGAACTGATAGCGCCGCGTACACGGTCCGTATCAAGGCCTTGATTAATTATTATTTCTGCCTGTGGTTCATGTACAGGGAACTTGTTAGTTAAGAAGCCACCGGTCATGTTACCTGGTACGTTTTCGTTAAATTCAGCTAGTGGTAAGTAGGATGTTTCCGGGCGGCTCAACGAAGCACGAACTAATTCACTTTTTACTGTGTCTTTATCAACGTTTTCAGTAAAGCGTCCGATAGCCGGAACCATGCCGTGACTCAAGTTAGTTGATGTTACTACTGCAAACCAAAAACCTCTGCCTGCGTCACCATTAACAAATACGCACAATACTGTGGCTCCTGTATCAGGTGGCACCATCCACATGCCGTAAGTGCTTTCTGTTTGGTCGTAGGAGTTTTTAGTGTTAGTTTCTTTTTGTAAAGTTGACCCATAGTATGGGCTAGCGTAGTTTACCCAGCGCCAGTTGTTTACGTCATCTTCGTCGCCACCTTTGTCAGGAAACCACACACGTAGTCTGCCAAGTCGTAATGGATCAACGTTTTGTTTAACAATACCAGAGTATACCC